GCTGTCCAGCGAATCCGCGCGGTACAGCGCGGCGCAGGTCTCTGCGATGGTGTCGTCGCGGTCGTCCTTCGGCAGAAACCGGGCTGCGACTTCGTTGTTGCGGTATTCGTTCTCGATCCGCAGGCAGCCTAGAGCGACTTTGTTGACCTCGGGGCGCGGCTTGTTGGCGAATGCTGCGTACCACTGGCCCTCATACTGCGCGCCAGCCACCGAGGCAAAGCGGCGATCCTCCAGGCACTCCATGCGCACCGAGTGCTGCGCACGGGCGACGACATCGAACTCGCTTTTGGCCTCGGCCAGGATATCGGCGTCACGCTCTGCTTTGCTCGGTCGGCTCATGACACCACCTCAATGATTCCCCACAGCGAGACAGTGGGCAGTGCCACGCGCAGACCCGTAGGCCCGACCACAGTAGACAAATCGACGGGAGGTTGCCCCGGTTCGTACCACCTGACGCGGCTGAGTCTCAAGCTCGGCAGCGCCCACGGCTGAACCATCAGGCTCAAGCCAGCGCGGCTTACGCCGTCCATGTTCACGACGTGCAGAATGGTCGATCCAGTCTTTGTCCGCGGGATCACGAAGACATCGGTAAACGTGCCTGTCAGGCGCGCGGCTGACCACTGCGACCAGCTTGTAACCGGCTGATTTGCAATCGTGCGGTAGTTCGCTAGGCCAGACAGCGCAGCAGTGACCGGGCTCGGCGTCGAGCAGTCCACGATGCGCAGCGCCCGCTCCTCAAGGTCACCGCGCCGTGCGTAGCCACCATTCAGCGGGTACAGTATCGCCGGCACGGCGTTTCGCAGGCACATATCCGCCCAGCCGAGGATTCCGCCCGCATTAACCGCGCGGTTGTCGTTCGTCTCGACATCGCAAGCGAGGAGCAAAGCACCGCTGTCGGCCGTCCCTTCAAACAAGAACGGGTAGTCCTTGACCATGTTGTTCAGCGGAATGAACCCGTCGCCAGCCTCGGCAAACCACCGTTCATTCTGCCCAGCAGTCCACGGCTCTAGGTACGTGTCGCACGGGTAGAGAGGGCGACCACCGAGAGCGTAGGCCAGCGCGTATTGCTGAAGCAGGACGGCGATCCGCTGCGCGCGCGTGCTCGTGTAGGTCTCATCGTTGCGCATCGGCTGAAGATGCGGCATGCAATCGACGCCACAGCCCGTAACCGTTTTGATGTTGACCCACAGCCGCGTGAAGCGCTGCGCGTAGTCCGACGGCGTGCCCTCGACGACGCGCGTGCTCCACTCGTCCGCGTCGTTCTCGAACATGGCAAGATCGAACGCGCGCACCAAGTAGCCGCTGTAGTCGATCCGCGGCATTGGGTCGTAGGTGTTCCCGCTCACGTAGCGGACGACGGACGGGTAGGACGCGCGCAATGCCTGGTGAAACGCCACGATGCCGCGCCTTAGATGGGCGACGAAGTTCGACCAGTTCGAGGCCGTCGCGTAGTTCGTGGCCCAGTTGCCCGTGGCTGTGGCGTATGCCTTTGTGCCCCAGTTCCACACGTCCTGGGTGATGCCTGCGCCCTGCATCACCGACACATACGAAGGATTGAAGCCGGCCAGCGTCTCGGCATCGAACGGGCCACCCGTGCGGCTTGTGTCTCGCGCCCGCAGTGCCGACAGGTCAGGCGCCGGGTCGTCATAGTGCGCAGCCGTGGCCGTGGTCAACCCTGCCGCTTCGGTGCGCTTCAGCGCAAGGTAGCCGCTGCGGTAGCTGGCCCCGAATGCCCGCTCACTCGGCATCAGCCAGGCCACGGGCACAGGTTGGCCGTCCCACGACACAGCAGCCGCCGAGGGCGAGGCGATGCGGTCGACCAAACCGTTGATGCTCTCCTGCACGCTGATGCCAGCCGCAAGAAACGCATTGCCCATTGTGTAGGAGCCGCCCGGGTAGTACCAGACAAGATCCGTAGCGCTGGCAGCTTGAGCGAACGCCAGCGGATCGAGGCGAATCGCGGTAGCCGAAGCGCTGGACCCGCCGCCACCCGTGAAAACGACAGTCGGCGCGCTTGTGTACCCGTTGCCATGCGTCAGCACTGCGACGCACTGCACCGCGCCGCCACGGATGCGGGCCACAGCCGTAGCACCGGACCCGCCGCCACCAGTGAATGACACGGTAGGCGCCGTCGCGTACCCGCTGCCGCCGTTGTCCACGCGGACCCAGGTGATCTCATTGATCGTTCGCGGCTGAAGGAACCGGATCGGCCTAGCAGACAGGGAAATCTTCGCCGTCTGCGGGATGGCGGGCTGCCCCTCCAGCGTCAGTGCAGGAGCAACAGGCGCAGGCGGTCGAACTGCGGACATCAGGGGTACAGCGTCAGGCGCTGATAGGCGATCTGCGGGGCGTCAGTCGCGCCGCTCATCGTGGTGCTCAGGCCGACAAACAGCGGGACGGTCGTGATGTTCGGAATGGTCTGCGTCGCATCGGCCGCAGTGCCCGAAATGTTGACGTTGTTCCACGAACTGTTCGCGTTGTTGACGCCCAATCCGCGGATCGTCGTGGCCGACTCAATGCGCATCCACTTCTCAATGCCGCCGCTGCGCGCTGCCGCGGTCATGAACGAAGAAATCGTGGCTTGCAGCACCGCCGAGTCACCAATCGCTCCGTTCTGCCCGACTCGGATGGACAAAGCCGTGAACGTGTCGGTCGTGCCAGCCTTGCCAAGGCCGATGTGATACTGGAGAACGTCGCCAACACCGAAAAGGCCAAGCGGGAACGGTCCAAGGCGCGCGGCAGTGAAATACTGATCAGCCGTTTGAGCCACGCCAGCAACAAGCGTGCTTGTCTCAGCAATCACGGTCGGATACAGCACCTTCCAGCGCGTGCCGTTCCACTGGAAGTAGGCCCCATTCGGGCCGATGTCGGTGGCAAAGATCTGATCGAACAGCGACGGGCTTGTCGGCCGCGTTGCCCATGTCACCGTCTGCGAAGACACCGGGGCAACGCTGCCATTCGGTCGCACGAGAGCCGTCCCGGCTGCACTCGACCACAGCGCAGGCACCTGCGCCGGGTCAAAAATGCTGTAGTCCGTCTCTTGCGTCGTGCGCATGAGGTACTGGACCGTGACATCCCAGGGCCCAACGCTCTGCCCCACCTGGATCGGCAGGAACACCGGCCCGATGTTCGCAGGCTCAGGCGGGACGACCTGAAGCGTGCCGGAGCCCACCAGAAATGACAGCCGCTGCCCTGGAGTGAGGGTCAGCACCAGAGAGCTATTGGCCGCGAGGATGGGCATGAGAGCACCTACTAGCCCGCCGTGGGCAATGCAGGCAGTCTATCACGCGGCGCTAGGCGATAGTCAACCGCGAGAGAAGGCGCCAAGGCTTGAGCCTGGCAGCAGGACCGCGCCAGTTGACTTGCGCGACATGCCCGCCCCGATCTTGTCGGCGCCTCGACCCAGCATGCCCAGCGTATCAACGCCGTCGTCGGGCGACCCAGCCGGAAACACAAGACACTGCCGCTGCAGCTCGGGCACCCAAGCTGCACGCGGCCAGAATAGACGGCCGGCACCAGCGCGAGCGATGATTGCCTGCGCTTTGGCCGCCTTGTCGCCGATGTGCGGGAGCCACTCCATCCGCGCGAATATCTGACGCTCGCCCATCCGGCGCCGAAGCGTGCCCTCGACGGCCTTGGTGATTGGCCCAGTCTCGCCGTACCAAGCCAGCGGGTTGTGTGTGGCGATCATGTCTAGTTTCTTCTCAATCCACTCCTCGGGTCCGGTCTGTCCGCGCCACCAATCGAGCAGGTAGACGCCGCCATCCGGTGCGATCCCTGCGACGCCGTGCTCGGTCCAGTCTCCGCCATCCGGCGTCACGGCGTAGTCGCTGGCCCCAATGACCATGAGCCCGCCCGGCGCTTTCTCATAGGTCGCCATGTCGTCGCGGCGGAATAGCACGCCCTCGTCTGGTGCGGGGCGCTGCTGATACAGGCTCGACCAAGTGCGACGATTGAGCCTGAACTGGTCCCAGTGGCGAGCATCGAACCACTCCGGCCACAGCATCTGGCCCATCCTGCGGCCTAGCGGGTCGCTGTGCGTCTGGCACTCAGCCTGAATGCAGAGCACCTCCCATGTCTGTCCGTCTCGGCACCGGATCTGGCCTGACTCACCGGACCAGTCGCTCGGCAGGATGCGCCCGCAGAGGTCGTCCTCGTGCCAGCGCGTGCTGATGATGACGATCCAGCCGCCAGGGATCAAGCGAGTCTTGAGGTCATCCTCATACGCTGCGAACGTCTTCGACCGGATCGTCTGCGAGTCGGCGTCCTCGCGGCCACGGATCGGGTCGTCGATGATGAGCCCGTGCGCCCGGTTGCCAGTGACAGCGCCAAGCACGCCGCATGCTAGGTATTCAGAGCCATTGGCAAGCCTGAAGTCATCGGCCGCGCGTGACTCCGGCAGGATCTCGGTCTGAAGCACGCCGATTGTCTCTGCCGACCGCAGTAGCTGGCGCGTCCGTCGTCCGTGCCGCTTTGCGAGGTCGTCGCCGTAGCTCGCCAAAATGACCCGCCGCCCTTGCCCAGTGCCGAGATACCAAGCCGGCGCGACCACGCTTGCATAGGTGGACTTCGCGGAGCCAGGCGGGGCCATCACCATCAAACGGCCGTGTCGCTCGGACATGCACCGCTGCATCGCCGCCAAGATCAGCTTGTGATGCTCGGCCTGCTGCGTCTCGATCAGCGGGATTCTGGCCGTCTCGTCTGCGTCCTCATACGGCGAGCCAGGGACAGGCACGCGCGAAGCAAACGACACCAGCGACTGCCGGCAAGCCCTGCGCTCTAGCAGCACCGATGCCGCTTGCTGCGGGGTCACGGCTTCTTGCCGGCTGCAATCGCCATCAAGGCTTCATCGCTCAAGCTGTGCGCGTGTCCAATCGGCGGCAAGTCTTCGGCGCCACCGACCGCTAGCTTGTCGCCGTAGCGCTTCGGGTCCCACTTCGCCAGTAGCTTCAGCCGCGTCTCAATCCGCAGCTTCGACCGAGTGACATGCTCGCCGTCCACCTTCACGCCGACCACAACGCCATCGGCGTCCTTGATCGGCTCCCAGTCGCGGCGGTCGTCGTCGGCAATCTCCAGCGTGTCGGCAGCGATGGCGTCAAAGCCATTGTCGCGCGCCTGCGCGTGCGCGATGTCTAGGCTTTCGTCAGCGCGGCACCACTCGCGCCAGGTGCTCATGTCTGGCAAATGCGCGTCGCGACAGATTTGGGCCAGCGGCTCGCCTTTGGACATCCTTTGTAGGATTTCCGCTTCTACCTCCGGCGTTCGCTTGCTTTGGCGCGGCATGTTAGTGCTCGCTCACTTGTCGTAACAAGTCATGGCGCATTGTATCGGCTGGCGCGGGCTTGTGCTAGATCACTGCATCGACGCATTGATCGCGGCAAAAAACCGAGCGTCGCTGCTTGCGTGCCTGCGAGGCGTTGCCGACTTGGGGTGGTCTGCTTTCTGATCATAGGCGTCGATTTGTTCGCGAGCCTCGGCCCAAGTGTAGGCCGCAACGGGGCTGAGTCGCATTCCGTCTTGATCCTTCCGGCCGGACACGTCCTGAAAGACGATGGGCGGCAACATCGGGATCAGGTCGCTGACGCAATAAAGCCCCTTGCGGTAGGCGGCTGCTTGTACGTGCTGGGCGTCGTTCTTGCCTGTGCGGTTGCTCATGATGTTCCTTGGGTGATGTGTCGTGCTACTGGTGACGGAGTGTAACCGGTTGCGGCTTACAGCGTGACCGCACTGCTAACTGCGCCGTTTTCATACACAACCGCAAAGAACAACTTTTTGCCGCTGGGCTTGCGCAACTTCAGTTCGGTGCGTTGCTTGCCGTCCTTTGTGAACAGCTTGACGCCGACGACTTGAAACGCTTGGCCGTTGATGGTGATGGTGGTCATGTTCTCTGCTCCGGTGCGTTGTCGATGTGGAGAATGTACGCCATTCATAGCGCTTTGTGCAATCTTTTTTATAGGGAAAGCACCTAGACAACACTGCCACTCTTTGCGTACATTACTG